AAAAGTGCCTCGTCCAAAGCTGAATCCCTAGAGTGGCTTTTAGTTACGGGTTTGTCGAACATAATATCCTCAAAAGTTAGTACGCTCATATCTTTACTCCAATATCCCTAAGGTGTTGCAAACTTGCTAACTCATGACACTCAGTGTAGGCCGACTGTAGCCATTTTTCACTAAGGAGCCATATGCGGTATACCCAACCGTATCGCTTGTCGAAAGTTTCAGCATCAATTCGTGCTGTAGAGTCGTATCGCGCTGAGTATACAACCTCTCCGACAGTAAAGCGATCTCTAACAGCTCCTTCCGGGATAAGCTCAGGCTTAAAATAATCGTGAGAGGTTGATCGGACTGGTACACTGTATTTCTCTAGAATGTGCTTAATAAAATTAGCAGGGCGGAAAGTTGATTTAGTCAAAGCGTCAATTGTAGAGCCTTCCAGATACTCCTGGATAACAAATACGATCTCGTCTTGAGTAGCCGGGGTTCCGCGAAGTTTCGCCCTCCGGGCGGAATCGCGCGCCTTGGCTTCTTTATACTTCTCAATCAATGTGCCCAGACGTGTAGTGTTATACGCGATGGCTAACATCTCACAAGCAGCCTTTTTAGTAATAGGCTTTTCTTGTTCCAATGCTTTAATAACCTTTTCCATGGAAGCGTCGTCTAGACGTTCAATTTCTGCCCGTGTCTTGCGTGTTGCCATTGCGTTTCCTTAAAGAATAATTATAACACTATTAAGTGTACAATTCAAGTCTGAATTACTGATAGTGTTTACCGAACCAGCAGTATACAGCAAACCACTTCCAGTTCCAGTTTTGCTTTGGGTCGTCTCGCCATTCTACTTGAGCGGGATTTTCATGCCAGGTCATACCATCTGGACCCCCCTTGCCAGTGATACGTACCGAATCGAATGTTGAACCATAAGTTGCTCATAATTAATCGTGCCTCAGCCACTTCTGTAGCTCTTGAAATCCGCCTATTAAATGTTTGCCATCAAAGATTTGTGGCACAGTACGCGCATTAGGTGCTTTATCGCGTAGATGGGATACCGGTACGTAGGTCTTGCCTTCTTCTTGCTTCTGTCCTACATTTAGGATTAGCTCTGTGTAGGCAATACTTTTTGACTTCATCAAGGCTTTGGCTTGATCGCAAAATGTGCAGTTGGGTTGGCTATATATAATAAGATTCATAATTTTGGTGGTTTGGCGCAGGTAAAAATTTGGGTGGCAAAAAGCCCGCGCTAGGCGGGCAATTCGATGTTGTTTAGTCTTCCATTGCAGTGGTCAGAACTTTTGTGAAGTAAGCCGCTGCTTTGCCCGTAAGCTTGCTAAGAATTTCGTCGTCAGCTTCTGCACCTGCTTCTTCAATTGCAGCTTTAAGCTCTGCAATCTGAGATTCCTTGGAAACGCGAGGAGCTTTGTCTCCATCCTTGGTAGCCGTTTTACTTTTAGCATCTTCTACAGTCTTTTTAACGTGCACTTTGGCACCCACTAGAATCATACGCACACCGTTTGGTGATTGTTCCATTTCTTCAGCAATTTGCTGAATCAACTCAGCAGAATTAGCCGGAGTAGGTTCACCATCTTGGTACATTTTAATTGCTTTAGCTTTTTGTTCGTCAGTCCACGCCATTTGTTTGTTCCTTGTTAAAGATTTAATTATACATTATGTAAACTCGCAAATCAAGTGCAAATTTCCATATTTAAGTAACTTATAGGGATCGAACCTACTATCTATGTAAACCAGAGAGCTGACCTTTAATTTGCAAGTTACTTAAATATGGTGCTTTCGGAGGGAATCGAACCCCCTATCCTCCGCTTACAAGGCGGCAGCATCGCCAGCAATGCTTCAAAAGCTATGTGGAACGCTTTTACAGAGCCTTCCCCGAAACTGGCCTGTAGAATCTACAGGACTTTAATATCTGACATACCTTCAGGCTTGAACTGGCGGTACGAATGAGTTAGATCAAACTCATCGTTGATTTGTTTCAACATTTCCAGATAGATTTCTTTAGCTTTTGCAACTTCTGCCAGATACTCTTTACGTTGTTCAGGGCCAAGCTCGCTAATGTCTGTGCCACTTACATTTTTAGTAGGTTCGTTGGAAACTACTAGGGTTCGGTAAGAAACATCGCCATTGTCTTTAGTGTATGTAAAAGTAATTGTTTTCATTTAATGCTTTCTGTCTGTGTAAGATATAATTATATCAAATTTCAACAGCTAAATCAAGTTTAATTTTTTAGATCTTTAAACAAGTTATCGTACAGCACAGATTGGAACTCGATGCTCCAAGTAGGAATTACGCAACTTAGTAGGATTAGAGGGGCTACTAGAAGGTTAATCAGAAAGAACGTACTGTAATACAAATACGTTGAATGAATAATTGTGCCTTCTTCCTTAGCCCGTCGAATCACAGGTGATACCAGCTCATACAAAGAAGTTAAAGAAGTGGTAACAGCGAATAGACAGTATATAAGGAAGAATTCCATTAGCGGTTACCCTGTAAACGGGCTCCTAGGCTAAAGTCAACCTTTTGTGAAGTAGCGTATCCTGCGGATTTAGTACCTGGACGCTGCAATGCCTCACTAGCAGTCTTAGGATTAGAACTCATAATATCCCGATTAAAGGAGCCTGTGAACTCTACAAAGACTGCGGCGACACGCCGCCAACTTGAGGACCACGCTGGAGTAACAGGGGTTTTACGACGATATACAAATCCAGCCTTCATGGCAGCCTTAGCTTGCTCGTTGTTAGGTTGGTTTTTAATAGTACGTGCAAGTCGTTTAGCGCGATTCTTTTCCCACACTTTGTTTGCTTTGTACATTGCATAGTATGCAGTTTTAGACTTGCTTGTAGTTTTTGCCATTATTTTATTCTCTTTACTATAGTAAACTCGCCAGGTATTGTACCTATGGGAGTTGTGATTACCTCTACATACAAATTCTCTGCTAAGTGTTCTAGCAGAAGCAATACATACTTATTAGATACTATTACTCTATCAACCGTAAATTTATTGATTACCAGTCGCAGAGCATCCAACAGTTTAGGGTCTACTAAAGTAGGTTCCCATGGTATTGTATTTATGAACTCTGCTAAAGGATTATCCTTGCTGCCAACGAGTTTCCCAGTATCGGTTGAATTCTGCTTGGTCATCTTTAAATTCCTTTAGTGTTGTAATCAGACGTACAAATTCATCCAAAGTATTAAAGTCCATAGGCAGGTACCTACCAGCAGTATCCTGAATAGTAAAGGTTCCGTTTCCATCTGCTTCATCATCAACGTTTAGCAAGTAGTAATACTCTTGCAAATTTCCTTGCTTGTCTTTAAAAATAAAGTCTCCACCTGACTCTCCACGATACTCTACAGGCACAACTCCAAATGCGATTTTCATTAGTTACTTTCTTGGTTAAAATTACATGGTGCGAAGAGCCGGTCACGATCCAGCACCGTAGGCATTATGAGTACCCCGTACATCCATTATACTATCTTCGCTTATTGGTAGGAGGCAAGGGAGTCGAACCCTTATGCCGAAGCGTCGGTGCTTAAAACCGGTGTGTCTGCCAATTCCACCAGCCTCCCATATACTATGAGTAGTTATTAGAAGTAAATTCTTCCAATAACTTATTTGATTTTTTACTGTTTTCTTCGGGGGTAAGATATTGTAAGTTATTCTCAACATGAAGACCACATACATAGTCACTTATTAATGGTATAATATGATCTACATGCATACCCTCAGCGTTTGCGTAAATTTCTTTTATTAAGTCTAAATTTGCCCATGAAGGTGTAGCCAAAAGTTTATCTGATCTACGTTTAGCATTTCTAGCATTATACTCTGATCTATGTTCTTCTATATAAGGTTTATGATACTTATCCTTATTATTGTTATAAAAGGTTTTATTACGTATAGACATACATTCTTTGCAGTAGTTAGTCCTTCCGTAAGGATCATTATTATCTATACCAAAATCATCATAATATTTTATGCTAACGCATCCGGGGCATTTCTTTATTTCAACTAAACTAAATAATTTATTACGAAAAGTCTCATTGCCTCCATGTAGTTTACCTGTAATAGGAGATACTAAAGTAGTTAAAGCTCTGTTTACTGTCTGCTCTCCACAGTGCTCTGCCTTAACTATTGCAGGTCCGGTACCATGAATTACAATTAATTCTATAAATTGTTTATTAGTCCACCCTGGATGCCCTGCTCTAGGTTTACGTACGAATTCATTAAAAGGTATATTAAATTTTAGTAGTATTTTATCTACTATCTCGCATGTGGAAAGTTGCATACTTTTCTCCTAATATACAACAATTATACCACAAGTGGTATACATAGTCAAGTGAATTTTTCACTACCTTATGTATACCACAAATTAGTTAAACTGTGCTGCCGCTGTCGTAAAGTGCCATAAAAGCACGTTTTACACGACCAGAAAGGTCCTCGTCTACAAATCCACTAGAAAGTGGTAGGGCAACTGTGAAGCCATTAAACCATTGCTGTAGAGCTAGAGTAGTACCAATCTTACGATTAAAGTTATCTGCAAAAGAGCAGGTAACTACTGCGCATTCCACCATATTAGTAGATACCTGGTTTGGCATACTCTTGCGGAACGCAATAGTCAGCCCACCCTTGGGTTGCTCAGGGTAAAATACGTGAACAACCTTAACGCCGTTACGTTCTGCTTCTTTCAGCAGATCAATGCGTTCTTGCTCAAATTTAGCAACCATAGCTTTGTGAGCTTCGTTAATTTTTTCGTAAGAGTGTGTCATAGTAGGAAAGTCAATAGGGTTGTTAGTGTTGGTATAGTGAATCATTGTTTTCAAGATATAATTATATCAAATTTTGACAGAAGATTCAAGTACAGATTTCAGATTCTTTTTTAGTTCTTCAAGGCTAATCGGCGTGTAGTCGTCTAGACATTCCATAGATACATTGAAATACCTTTCGTCAACTTTAGCGCCGAAGGCGGTCATGACGCGGTTGGAGTGCAGGTGTCCATGCACGTTTGCTTTCCAACGAGATAGACTATCTGGATGCATAGGCACATGAGTAAGAATCATACCGTCTAGCTGATGCAGAGCGCGTACGTCCTTAAAATAAGTCATGTACTTATCAGCGGTTTCCATATCGTGGTTACCACGAATCAGAACCTTCTCACCATTCATACGGTGTAAAATAGGTAGAAACTTCTTGCTCATTGCAAGATCGCCTAGAAAGTACACTTTGTCATTTGGTTGTACTACACGATTATGTTGCATAACCATGTATTCATTCATATGAGTAGCGTCATTAAATACCCGCAAAGGCGAACCATCCGCTCGGGTAAACTTCATCATTGATTCATGTCCGAAATGATGATCGGAACAAAGAAAGATATTGGACATAATAGGAATGCCCGCACAAGGGCGGGCTAGTTAAGTTGGCGATGTGTGGGAGAATCGAACTCCCATCTACGGATAGACAATCCGCGATAATGACCATTATATGAACACACCGTACGAATCAGGCATATTTGTCTGATTCAAAATCTTCTTTTAGCTGTTTCTGAAAAGCTGCCTCTTCATCATGGCAGTAGTGCTCAGTTTCGTAACTTTCACCATATCGTCTAAGCCACATTTCAGGCCCTAGACGCAGGTAATCTTGATTCTCGTATTCTACAAAATGAACTGCACCGATTTTTATTTTCATAATTACCTCAATATTTTAGCATACGTGGTTCGAACACGTCTTAGAGATACTGCGACTTGTGACGCCTAGGCAAGTCATTGCAGTTTAGGTACCGCCCCCTCTCACTCGATGCTAAAATATTGGTTCCAACAGATGGATTCGAACCACCCACGCGCTCCTCTTCAGGGAGCCGCTCTACCGAATGAGCTATGCTGGAATGTTGGTAGTTCCTAGAGGGATTGAACCTCTGACCTTCTCCGTGTAAAAGAGTTACTCTACCGCTGAGTTAAGGAACTAGATTGAAATTGAGTTAGTTGGCACCATTTCAGCACCTGCAAGTTGTAGAATCACGAATGCTTTACCTGGGCTAAGACGTGCTAGACGCTTAGCCTCTACACGAGCTTCCATAACTGTATCGTGTGTAACAGGGGATTCTGACATTGAGAAATCGCCGCTTACTGAAACTGATGCAATTACGAATTCTTTAGATCGGATTGCAGAAAGTGCGTCAGCTTGGGTACGTAGTGCTGTGTTCATGTTTTTCTCAATATATCTGTCGATGAAAGCTAAATCATCTGGTGTTTCTGGGGTATAACTATACGATTGGCTGTAGTCATAGGACATACCTGAGCCAGGAGGTACAAAGATGTATTCGTAAACCCTTTTAGCAGATAAGCCCCAAGTTTGTGTAAGTTTATCTGCTTTAGGGTGTCTGCGTTTACCTGCTATTTCTATAGCTTCTTGCTCTGAATTGGCTAGTACATAGCCTAAATCAGCAGTATCTGCATTACCTTCCATGCCTGTAGCAAGGTAATAATATGTTACGTGATATTTATTCATAATGTGGAGCGGGCTACTGGACTTGAACCAGCCTCTGTAACTTGGAAGGATACGGCACAACCTCTATACCAAACCCGCGCTATCTTTGTATGTTTTGTCGACCTCTTTCATGTGGTCATCAAGTTTCTTGCGATCTTTATTATCACCTGATTTCACCCAAATCTCATAAAGCTCTTTAGCTTTAGAGTTGGGCATTAGCCATGTGTTTCGATATAGTATTGCGTTTTTCATAATATAATTATATCAAATTTCAACGCATCAATCAAGTCTTTATTTTAAGTGGTGCGGCCGCTGGTAATCGAAACCAGTCCTAAACGTTGGCAACGTTTGATTCTACCGTTAAACTACGGACGCGGGGTGTCTTCGGGGATCGGACCCTGTTCTCTGGTTTCACAGACCAGCGTATTACCAATATACTAAAGACAACATTAATTCTGCCAGCAAGTCAGGTCTCTACTCGGGCAAGCTAACTCAATCAAGTTAGATATAATTTTCCAATCTCCATTACCTCTACCAGCCCCAATCTTAGGGAAGTGGAAAGGTGTAGCTAATGGAAAGTGTTTGTGAAGTTTTTCAAAACCTAAATGGATTGCACCATAGGACACGTACTGCACCTTAGGGTCAGTACCATAAAACTCTTGGGTAATAACATTACACACCCAAAACTTATGTGGAGTATCATTATGGACGGCTATCATAGATACTGAAGCTAAACGTAACTCGTGCTTTTCTTCAAACTTCTTATAGGACTCATACGCCTTAGGGTACTTGGTCTTAATAGCTAAAGCTACTCCAGAACCCATTACACCTTGTGCATTACAACCGTGTATAATCGCACCTTCTTCTACATCTAGTAGGTCGCCAGTATTATAGTGTATCATATTTAAAAAGGAATATCATCATCCCAGTTATCTGAGGTTACGTACCCATTAAACTTATCGTAAGTATCAACTACTACGTCTTCTCCGGTCGGAACTTTCCACCTTTCGAAATGGGCCTGTTCTAGAATTAGATCAGTTACGTCTTGTTGAAACTTAACAAAACCTTGTTTCTCACACCATATTAGGTACTCATAGTGGTCTTGTACAACGTCACAAACTCGGCATCCTAATAGCTTACCGAACGTGAGTTTATCCATTAGCCCCAGTTTAGGGTCTTTTAGTTTATTGAATGAAATTGCCATATAATAGTATTTGTGTTCTACATTAAACTACAACTTGACTGGACTTGAACCAGCGCTTCAAATACTAATATATGGTCTCTCCTGACAGACTCGAACTGCCACCGTACGGTTTCGTAGACCGACACATTATCCATTGTGCTAAGGAGAGATAATGCTATGCTCAGTTCCTGTATAGCTAGTAAGGTAATCGGACGTTCAGCCTCTACTCAGATTACCATTCTCGTAGGGCTTAAATTGGTGGTAGGGGTTGGGATCGAACCAACGTTGCTTACGCACAGAATATGAGTCTGCTGCCTGACCTCTAGGCTACACTACCAATGATTTGCGTTCTTGCTCTTTTCGAGCAATGTATTCCTTGTCGCCAGTGCGCTCAGGGTCTATTGTAAAGTTTTTGCGTGCTACTGCACGACGTTGTTCTTTGCGAGATTTACTGTTGTTGCTTGCCATAGTTTAGGGTCTTGTTGCTTCTTCTAATGCTTGCAGTTCTTTGCGAAGTTCTGCACGTTTTGTTAGTCGGGCCAATACTTCATCTGAATCTAGCCAAATGTCTTTACCGTCTAGTACACTCTTAATCTCGGCTAGAGATAGGAAATCCTCGTACACTTCTTCAAACAGATGTTCTGACCATTTACGCTCATGTTGAATCTGCCAGTGCATCTCACCACCTTTGCCGAATGTTCCACTAGAATAGTTGTGGATCATAATGCTAGAGTGCGGAGTAATCTCTACAGAGTCTGCTGCTAGGAATAATAGTGTTGCGGCACTCATACAAGCACCCTCAATACTAACGATTACCTCAGCATTACTTTCTGATAGAACACGCAGAAACTGAATAGCTGTGAATAAGTCTCCACCAAAGCTGTTTAGATAAATCTTAACTGTATCATCATGCCTAGCGTGTCTGATGCAGTCAAACATATCAATGTAACATTCAGGACTTTCAATCTCCCCACAGATGTAGAACTCATAAATCTGAGCAATAATCTTTGGTTCACGAACCCAGTTGTTTAGTACGGTTTTTTCTTCTGACATTAGGTTCCTTATTTATTAGCTTCGTAAAATGCTTTAGCAAATCCCAATGGAGTCATGCTTCTTAATTCTTTTGTGCGTTCTGATTTGCTACCCAACTTCATAATCCAATTATTAGGGTCAGGCTTCACATCATTTCTCACAAGGTCTTTGTTAAAGTTACCCCAGAGACCTGTCTTTTTAGTATAAGGATCACCGTACCAGTGAGGCTGAAAATACCAAGGAGACCCGAGTGCAGGACGTAGCTTACTAAGCCTTCCTACAGGGTTCTCTAGTGCCCAAAAATGTGGGTCACACCATTCAATTATTTCTAATGTTTTATCTACAAGTGCCAATGACGCCGCGGTCCTACCATCAGCGTCTTTAGCTTTCCAATACTGAGCACCTGAGCCGCTAAAGTCGGTACAGGGAGGTGCTGCTAATATGCCGTATACGTTGTCAGGAAGGTCGTCAGGTTCTAGGGTCAGAATGTCAAAGCCATTTTTAATGTCTAATGAGTATACATCGTACCCATTCTGGCTGTAGAAACTCGGCCAATTGCCTGAGTAGTCAAATAAAGATAATATTGCTTTTTTCATGGAACCCAGTATTGGATTTTAACCAATCTTGTAAGATTTGCAGTCAGACGCCTAAACACTCGGCCAACCGGGCATAAATTAGTACCGAGCTTTGACTCGGATCGCCGACCCCTTCCCCGCACTGTCAAACGCTGGACTAGTATACACGCTGACTTATCATGTTCTCGGTTTAGTCGGACCCCAGTTTCCCGGAGGTGTTGGTTGCGAAGAGTGGAGTCGAACCACTTGTCCCGAACTTATGAGGATCGTGAGATAACCGTTTCTCTACATCGCTATATTTGTTTGGTTAAACCATAATTAAGTGCACGAGCTTATCATCCACGGATGAATATTAGCTTATCTTTGCAGCGCGCACTACATCACAGGTGCACTTAATTATGGCGGGTAGCAGAGGAGTCGAACCCCATCCTGTTTCCAAGAACCGAGTTTTCAAGGCTCGTCGCAGGACCAACCCCGCTGCATTACTACCCATTAAATTTACTCTGAGTACGACCAGCCCTCTGGTAATATCTTGATAGCAGAAACCATACACTCACAATCAAAAGCTATTTGCTTTAGGTGTTCTACTGTTTCTTCATCGCCATATACCATTTCACCCATCTTATTCTTAAGGGCTTCAAACTCCGAATTCGCTTCCACAATTTCTTGTGTTAGCACACTATCATGAAACCTAATAAATGCTACTACATATAAAGCCATTTTATTTCCTTAAAGAATAATTATAACATTTTAAGGAAATAATTTCAAGATCATTATTTCACTGGCAAAGGTGGTTGGATTCGAACCAACAATAAGATTTTTGGAGAATCCCGTGTTGCCGTTGACACTACACCCTTATTGGTACCCTGTAAATGTTTCGATCATTTGTCTATCGGTTATCAGCCGATTGCTCTCCCATTGAGCTAACTGGGCGTAACTGGCAGATAGTATTGGATTCGAACCAATGCGCCGCTTTCGCAACGACAGTTTAGCAAACTGCTCCCTTAACCGCTCGGGCAACCATCTATATAAATGTCTGGAATAAAGCTAAACAGAAATTGAACCCAATCACGGGTTCAGCTAGTGTGGAGATGAAGTAACTGTTTATATCGCCAAGACGTAAAAAATAAAAATCCTAGAAAAAGCGTATCAGGCTTGGTTATATTAACAGTATAGAAGTATCTGATACTAGCGCTAAGGACTTAGATAAAGAGGTAACATGCGAGACAGAGACTCTGGCTTACGCCAGAAAATCGCCAAAAGATAGAAGTAACTGTACTCTATCGACACTCTTTATCTAAATCCTCAAGGGATTTAGAGCTTCAATCGGCTTATGGGCCACGAGACTGGCTACTCGTTTATGTATGAATTGTAGCTATTCTTAGCAAGCGAGCTGCGATCCCGTGTCTGCGGCGTGGGACTGACTACCCACAGAGGTACTAGCCATAATTTACACTCAAGAGGCCTTATCGACATGGCTTTAAGTGTAGAAGTTACCCCGTTTAGGCCTAGCCTCGGTTTATAGCTGGTAGGTCAGATCATTAACCAATTCCTAGCATCCGGTATGGGGATTAAGTGCATTAGTCCTCGACGGTTGCCCGGCTACATACTACCTTACACTTTTTCGCTTTCACGAATGTAATCAATAACCACCTCAGAGAAACCGGTCACAGTTGTCCAAGCGTCATGATTAACTCCATTTTCGTAACCCGCTACATTGATAATGTAACCGTTAGCACAGCTAGGAGCAGCTGGGCGATCGTGAGACTGCTCGTCGGTAAAAACGATAATCCGATCATGCTTTGAGGTCAACTGACGTAGGCTAGAGCCTAGGTTCGTACCTCCGTGTTGTTGACTCTTATACAAAGCATCACGAAGCGCGAAGCCAGAGCGAGGAGCAACCCTTACAAGGCCTGTGGAGAAGGTATAAATTTCAACCGACTCACACACTTCGTTGCACAGCATGGCTAGTGCTGCAGCGGCATCAAAGCGGTCGAGGTCACTCTTTGCAGAGATTTTACAACCAAACATTGAGCCTGACACGTCTACAAGTAGAACGGTCTTTCCTGGAAGCTTCTCTAGGGTCGCTAGGGAACGAAGCCTCATCTTTTCTAGCATATCCTCAAACTGAGGAACGATACGAGCTGCGGCGATGTAACGGAAAGGCAAAACCTTTTCTACATTCACGGTGTTGCCGTAAGCACGGATCGCAGTTTCGTCAACACCGGCCTGAACCATGTTGCGAAGGTTACGTAAGAACGCTAGAGCACCCAACTTTTTCTCAGCCATAAGGCGAGTAAAGGTTTCACCCTTATCTGCTCCCGCAGAAAGTTGGGTTTCCCAAGTATCAGGAACTACTAGCTCCTGATTAGCCACACGCTTGAACAACGCTTCCTGGGCAGGAGATGTTGGCTTAGCGTGGCTAATGAACATCACGTCGCGTACGGATACAGCGGCGGAGTTCTTGTCGTTTTTAGCGAGTTGGTACTCGTTAAACTTAACGAAGGCTTTAGCAAGGCCTTTCTTAACTTGATTGGACACTGGAGTTTTACCTTCAGACCAGTACAGGCTAAGAAACTCCCCCATTTCGTCTGCTCTGCTAATAATATTAGCTAGTACATCAGATTTAAGTGTGGAGGTCCGTGCCAGTTCTCTCGCAAGAAACAAAGGAACGTGCCTTAACTTGAACTTAGTACGGGCAGCGATAGCCAGATTTTCAACAAAGTCTACTGAAACTAACGGCACTAGAGTTTTGATAATATCTGTGGAGGCTTTTCCATCAAGATAGAACTGCTTTTCAAAAAGCATTGAGGCTAATACCATACGTGTTAGCTGTTTTTCAGGGGAAATAGCATTAACAGTAACACCCACAGCATTTTTAGCAGTAGAATCTAGGGCATTACGCAATCTTTGACCTAAGGGAGAGATTTTATTTATTGAGGACATAAGTACCTATTAAAACGGGTTAAATGAGTTGCTTTTTTGAAGGTTTTCTTGGGCAGTTAAATACTGCAAATTATTATGTACATGTAACCCACAAACTAATGGATTATTTAAAGGAATCATGTGATCTACATGCATACCTTCAGGGCACAATAAGTATATTTCTTTAATTTTTGACATATCCGCCCATATAGGGGTAGCAAGTATCTTAGCTGCTCTACGTCTAGCGGATTTTTCTACATAGTCTGATTTATTATTTATATAATGAATGGCACTTTTTATGTTAGAAGCCTGTTTATTGTTCCTATAGTAATTTTTATTATAGGAACGGGCACAAGTTTTGCACAAAGTACCTTTGTTAAGATATTTACCAATACAATTAGAAAACATCTCTAATTCTTTATACTCGTAACAATTAGTACATATTAATAATTGTAATTTTGATACTAAGTATCTAGCCCAGGATAATGTTCCTGTAGGCTTATCACTAAATACTTTCCTATAATGCCTACTTAATTGGGCATTTAAAGCACTATAGGAAACACCTAATGCTTTTGCTATTTCTTCTGTGCTATTATTGGGTAAGGATGCGTTAATAAAAGCATCGAAACTAATTAATTTGTCAGATACACTTAATTCTTTAGGCAAAGAATACCCCTGAGATATTAACTCAAGTTTTATTTGTTCTATCATTATATTTCCTCTAACTAAGAAATGGTGGACTAGGTACTGAGTTAGCAGTATCAGGGGAGCTACCCTTTTCATCCATTAAATGGTTTTCTAAACTGAGATTATTCGTCCACAGTTTCCGTTTACACATCTTAGCCTCTATGTAAACTATCTTTTGAGGAGTTACATACTTTCAGGTATGTGAGCCTAGTGCCTACCATAGGTAGGAACAGTCGGAGTATTGAAGTAACTGTAATTAAACTAGCTTTTTACACTAGAAACTACGCTACAGTTTAGAAAATTCTTGGTATCCTGTAGGGGTTACGATCCCCTCTAATTAGCGTGAAAGGCTAAGGACATCACCAGACGTCGAACAGGACAAACTTAAGAAAGATGACTGAACAGTGTACACATCTACTAATCTACTCACCGTAAGGGAGAGGGAATGACCCTAACATCAGTACATGAGGTTTATCTTCGAATGTTTATTCACCGTATATGTCTGGCCAAACCAGTCATCTTACTTAAGCCGCCTAATTTAGGTATACTGCGAAGGGCCTGCACTAAGTTTTGTTGCTAGATTAAGAACTTCATTCAATGCTTCTGCTGAAGCTTACTACATGGGTTTCTTAAAAAGAAACACTTACCGCAGCTTGAACTCATGTCCACCCAATTCTTTACATATAGATACTGACTAAACGAGTATTGAAGTCTCGAAGTAGGCAGCTGCCCTATATGTTTCGACTATGTTTTAAACTGTTTTAGGTTAATAACCGATTTTTACAGTTTAGGGTCAGTCTCATCAGAAGATTACCCACGCAAACGAGGTATTTTACTACTTACCATACGAAGAATTACACGGTTAAGAGACTTCAGATATTCGTTGCGATTTCAAGTATTAATTATAACACATTTCTGAATCATAATCAAGTCTAAATTTCTTATTCTTTTTATATTTTTTGCTTTTCTCTCTGTCTAAGCAATAATTATACCGCGTTTTGACTAAGGATTCAAGTCTAAATTCTTGGTCCTTATGGAGTGCTTCGCAACACACATTACTAAATTGGCTAGGCCACACGTCAGCCCGCTAAACATAAGGATATTTGGTACGTTGTGTAGGGATCGAACCTACTTCGTGCTCCTTAAGAGGGAGGTACATCACCAATCTGTCAACAACGTATATCTGGCTCCGCACCCTGGGATCGAACCAGGCTAAACAGTGATTAACAGTCACGACCATGCACCATGCTCGGTTTCTACGGAATAAATTAGTCTGACGTTTTTAACGAGTGTCAGCCTCGTTTCTAGAGTCCTGCTTGCTATTGTCGTGCAGGTAACGGTAGCGTCTCTAGTAATTAGTGATAGGACTCCATTACCTATCTGTGTAGCTAAAGTTTTAATTTGGACGGAACTACTTACCCTTTAACCGTCAATGGATTATTTGGAGAAGAAATACGGACTAGTTACTTACCGTAGTTATATGTTGGTACACATAGCACTCGAACGAGTTATCTTCATATTTCTAATAGCTGGCACCGGGTACTGGATTCGAACCAGTGATGGTAGTTTCAAAGACTACAGAATTAGGCCAAACTATTCTAACCCGGAGTATATTACTTCGGGGTACGCTGTTCTGTCAGCGAAGCTTTGCTGTTACGCCGTTTAGCACGGTCAGCAGCCATTTGTTTCATTTTTGTATTATGCTCGGCCTTTGCCTTAGCATCTGTTTCAAGATCACGATAGTACATTTATTTCCTTGGTTAAATTCATAGTTAAGTATCCTATAGAGGTAGTTCACCATCACAGGGCAGCTGGTTAAGCATCCACGTGGACTCTACTTTATAATAGGATTAGTCGTTTTCCAGACGCTCTCTATACTTAACTATGTGTTTATGTTAGGCTCCCTCAATTCGCTCGAACTAACAAGGTCATTTCAGCCGTGTACTCCTGGGCATAAACAAAGCCCGAGCATTAGTATGGTTTGCTACTACGCTAAAAGGAATGTCGGCCTTACCGTTTCGGGGGTACCTTCATACTTCACCATGTGGTTCACGCGAGATTCGTAGTCCTCAGGATTACGGCCTGATTATACTTTCAGCAGGATCATAGATACCCTTCTACCTGCTTACAAACTCAACGTGCAATTGTCCTACTTATTAAAAGATGGCTGCTTCTAAGCCTACTTACCATATTTAAATACTTAAAGCACACCACGTAGTTTAAGGGAGCACGTTATTAAGATACCTGTCCTCAGTATCTGCTTTAAGTACTTAAATATAGCGAACTCATTGCAAGTAGGATTCGAACCTACGTTTCCTGTGACTTAACCGTTTAGTCTACTTTGCCCGGTACGGACAAAGGCTGGATTCGAACCAACATCTCCCGCGACTTGCCATTAGTCGACTACGAGTCCTCGGGCATATGAACCCCCGATCTGGTACGTTTAGGGTAATTACTCCTTATACCATATTTAAACACCGTAAGACCTCCTCGACGATTTCTCGCCTCCTAGAACGGGGCCCTTGCTATATAACCTTCCTGCAGGATGCTATATAGCCTCTTCTACGATGCTTAAATATGGTTGAAGCGATGGGATTCGAACCCACGTGTGTATGATTAAAAGTCATATGCCAAACCGCTAGGCGACGCTTCAGATAATATCGCGCTTCCATTTACCACGAAGCTGCTTTGTGGTTTTAGTGTGGGAACCTGCTCCGTTACGCTTGAACATAGCAAGCGCAACGTGGTCCCTAGGTTTTCGTGTTTTCATATCGGTTTCTTTCTTTGTAAGATATAATTATAACAAATTTTAAGAAGCAAATCAAGTTCAAATTTAATGAACTGTTTTACAAGTAATGCTATACTTTGGATTGTCCATCCAGTTAGGTACAAAAGTTGGTGGAAGATACCTGTGATCCCATTGTGGGACGCCGGATAGAGGGTTTTTAGGTTTTAGGCTACGACCTATGGTTAAAATTACTTCTGTATCCCTATCTAACGCCATTAGAATGTCGATTGCTTCCCATGCTTTCATTTAGTCTCCTCGGTTTAACCAGCCCATTGATTCCATAGAATCATACCCTAAAACACCTTTTCTAGCTTCAGAATAATCTACTACTAAAGCGTTATATTCGGCTAAAGCTTTCTTAGCTTGTTTCAATTCTTTTTCGAGGCCTGCGGTAGGGTAGCCCTGTGTGTTCATCGCATCATTTAGCTCACGCGAGGCACGCAGTACCTGCTTTTCTAGAAATCGTTTAAGTTTCATTATATTCTCTCTTTGTAAGATATAATTATATCAAATTTCAAGTAGCAAATCAAGTTAGAATTTACGAGGGTTAACGAAGTAGTTATCATTGGCAGGTTTAAGCCACTTGCCTTTTACTACAATTGATACACCTTCTTGTTTCATTTTAAGGTACTCAAGTACATTTTTTTCAACCATTCAAAAAGCGCAGTGCTGCGCTCCCTATTACGTGTTGATAAGGCTGAACGATATTTAGATTTTTTAATGTAGTCTTTATGTTTCATATGGTTCCCACGGGTTGAATCGAACAACCCCGCCCTCCCTTACCAAGGGAGACTCTGCCATCTGAGCTACGCGGGATTAAAATCTATGTGTCAGCACTCACTTCTATCTACGCATAGAGCTACCGCATCACCGATAGCTAATTGCACCGTATGTGACGATACGGCTGAATGCTGACATATAAACTTTAACAAAAGAAAAGGGCCCGAAGGCCCTTGAATAATAGGATTATTCTTAGGCACTAAAAAGTACGCACGGTTTTATTCCAGCCATGTGACTGACTTTTCATAATTGAACTGGATAAAAATCGTGACATAATTTACTTTCTTTTAATGGTGGACCGTGGGAGGGTCGAACTCCCGACTTATGCGTGCAAGGCAAATGTGTTCCCAACTATACCAACAGCCCATAGTAAAGAACATTGTGTATCTTAGTTCGTATCCAGAATACATCTAGAACTCGGAACCCAAATAGTAGCACCGCGAATGTTACCCAACCTACAATGATCTTTACTATGGTCAGTAATGAAGGGATCGAACCTTCTGCCTCAAGCTCCCAAAGCTAGTGCTCTACCAAGTGAGCTAATTACTGAGAATTCACGGTTACGTTTTCCGGAGTCTTGCGACCGTATTAACTGTGTAAGTAAGGCTAATTGAGTGCATTAAGGGTTCGCCAAGCCCAAGCTGTTCTGAACTCTGTTGTTCAGTTTCGCCGCGTTAAGTAATTATTATACATCAAACCGACTCGCAATGCAAGTCTAAATTTTCTCTGCTAAAGTCCATCCTTTATGGCTTGACCTAGTACCTTTTAATACTTTTGCTATGGAGGATCTTGCTGATTCCACATTATCGGCAAGACTTGGCTGTTTTCTACAAAATTCGGATATATTCTGTACAGGATATACCTCACCACCAGGTGATTTTATATATTGTACTTCTTTTAATGTTTTTAAATTAGTTGAATTTCTTATAGCTTTATTAGAAAGAAATTTGGAATATTGCTCGGGGTATTCTTTTTCTAACCAGGACCTATGGGAGCCGTAGGCAATATTATTAACTAAGTATTTATTAACCCGTAGTATCTCTGCTATCTTTGCATAAGGTAGTGTAGTTTTATACAAGTAGGAAAACACTTTCAGTAGCAGTATTTTACTATACTTAGAGTTACTATGATCTAAACCACTCTGACTACGGATACTACCGCCTTCTAAGTGGAAAGTATTAAATCCGTTAGTAACGGCGGCAAATATCTCAATTGCCTCGTTTTCTAGCGAATTTAGTTCTGACTCTGAGCACTCACATAAAATTGAATATGTGGGCTCACCATATTCAACGTACGCTTGTAATAGTTTTTTAGAAGCATCGTTATTCTTAAATGAGTAAATATGCTCCCAAAACCTTTTTTTAATGTCTTTAGCTTGTCCAACGTATACTTTATTCGTACCTGGAAAGTCTAATTTGTATATTCCTGTTATCATAAAAATGCCTCGATTTTTGAAACCATACATATATTATAATACATATGATGACAAAAATCAAGTACAAATTTATTCAATAGTAGTACTTATGTGGTTTCTTACCATTATTAGGCTCGAAGGTATCTTCAAGATCGCCAATATTGGATTTCTCACAATTACGTTCCCATGCTTGGAACTTACGACGAATGGGTCGATTCATGAAAAGATTTGTCCACCAGCTAGGTGTCGCAGCCGTCCAATGCCATTCTGTATCTACTTCTTTTTTGACCTTAGGCCAATAGCCCGGCACTTTTAGCCGACCATCGTAGCCTGCGTGCCAGTCACGGAAACGGAGTTTCCAGTGTTTATCTTTAAGCGTTCTGCTCATGTAATTCTCCTTAAAATTTACAATCGCATAGCTATCTCCTTTAATTAGTGAACTAGCTCAAGGCATCAGTCTAGTTCTGTTGTTTAATGCCACATTACCGAGCTTTCGCTATGTAGTACAACTATTTATAATTTGGTGGGCTAGGAGAGACTCGAACTCTCAGCTTACGGCTTCTAAGACCGCTGTGTTTACCAATTTCACCACTGGCCCATAATTAAATACACAAGGGAGAGCTACTCCACCGCAGGCTTCGCGACCCTGCTCTCATGTGTATTTAAT